TCAGGATTGTCTGAAATCATCTCATCGTTAAGTATAACGGCAGGACAAAAATCCGATGGTTTGTGTGAATGAAGCAAGAAACCAATCGTTGACTCCATCGCTTGTTGACGTTTGTCATCGCCACCAGATATATTTTTTACGAATTTCTTAAACTCACAATCACTAAAGTCTGACTCGATATAGTCACGCTCGACAATTTGTTTGTCCCAAATAACACCCGATAACTCAGTATAAGGTATTTGCTCGATACCTAGCTTAGTTACTTTTACAACACAGTTTCTGTAATAAATGTAGCTACAATCTTTACTGTCCTTCATAAATTTAGGCGTAATAGATGGCAAGAAGGACAAAAAATCTTCCTTAGCTAATTTAGTTTTCTCAGCATAAAAATCATACACTGCCATATCCTCTAGTGACTCCAAGAACTCAAGCACAAAATCTTTGATGATGTCCTCAGTAATATTGTAAATACGGTTGTTAATGATTCTGATAAAAACAAAGTTCTGTGAGCCTGACGGGTAGAATTTATGAAAGCCATTATCTACCAAGAAATCTCGGTATTTATGATTGATAATAGTTACAACGCCCTTGCTTGATACAGTCCAAAAGACACCAGGTTTAAACTTCTCGACAACCTCCTCGATGATATGCACAGGCTTTTTAGTGACCTTAGATATTTTCTCGACTGACATATTCAATGAATACATCTTGACAATTTCATCTATTTGGTCTAAGTCCTCAAATGATTTAGTACCGAATGTAGATGTTGACTTATAAGCGGACCGATGAATGTTCGTTATCTCTTCAGTTTTACCGCCCTCATCGAACTGAAGTATAGTCGACAATGCTGTTGCTTGGTCGATACCAAAATCGTTGAAAGCAGACGCTAGAATAAACAGATTAGTGTTCTTCTGTCCGTCAATCATTCCGAACTTTTTGTTCCACCAAGCGAGAAGCTTTTTGATTATCTCATCATCGCTGTCGATACGTAGAACAACTTTTTCTTTCTTAAAAACTTTTGGCTCAATAAATTTCTCGGTCCATAGACACGGGAAATCATTAACAAAAATATTAGGGTCATAGGACTCGTAACACACACGGCTGATATTCGAGCAGGACTTATCAAAGTTTGGAGAATTGTAATATTTCTGTAGTGCCTTGAAGTATGACTTATGATTCTCAGCTTCTTGTGGAATCATTACTAAAACTTTCAGACCGTCACCAGAGGGTGATAGGAAGCAAGCGTATGTGTAAACATCATTCTCAATACCATCTCTGAATGATGCAATCTCATCTTCACTGTTAAACCCATCAAAGTCAAGACAAATAAATCCTGAGTGATTTAATAAGTCAGCGTCATTCCTACCTTTAAATGTTCCTGAGAAACAAATGCTCGGTAACTTTTTCTTTAGTTCGTTCCTGTCTTTCTTTTCTTTTGTCGAGCGTATTAATTCTACCGTGTCCTTTGATTGACCATTCTTTATGCGTTCAAACAAAGACTCAATGCTCACATGATATGGAGCGTCTGTTGAATGAATGTCTTTAAATATTGTTATATTTCTCATAATTTATTATCAAAGGTTAACCCGTGAGATGCGTCTTCTCACGGGTAATTTTACTTCATATCAGAACGGAAGTCCGTCATCTTCAGCTACTTGCGTTGTAGCTTGAGCAACCACGATAGGTGTTGGCGTTGCTGCCGACTGTGGTGTAATTCTCCATGCCTCTAGTGAATTGAAATATTTCTCTTCACCTTGAGGGCTTTGCCACATTCTGCCTTTAATATCGAAGTCAACCTCGACCGACTGACCGACTGTCAGACCGTCCAACAGATTGCACTTGTCTTGCGTCAATTGGAACATAATGTCTTGCGGGTACATCGAACTGCCGTCCGTAATAACGAACTCTCTTTTTGAAAATTTTTCTGATACCTGATTGGTTTCATTCTTTACTTTCAATACTCCTGTTAATTTGAACTTACTCATATTTATTTGTTTTTGATTTTAATTACTAGACCTTCTGTTGGGATTGGTTTGAAACATGATTTATTCCAATTTACACAAAACTCTCCTTGCGGTGAAGACTCATGTGGTAAGACTGAGCCTGAAAAATTAATTCCATCATGCTTTCCAGTTGTATAAACCAATTGATTTACAATTGAAATAACCCATTGAGGTTTTGACCAATCAATTTCTTCCCCTTGACTTAAAATTTCTGTTGTCATTTGTTTTTATTTAAAATTACTTGTTTATATTCCTCGTAGTACTTAATCGCTACTTTCTCTCTTGCCTCAAACTTAGCGATATCTTTGTCCGTCAACTCGACTGGCACAATGGTTATCCTAAAGTTCTCAGGTAAATCATCAACATAGTGCATCGAGTCATCGTCCCACTCGCTTAAAAGACTCTCAGGAGTGCTCATCAGAACGTAAGCTATCTCGCCCGTTCGCCAATCCTCACCCGTAATTTTACCGAGCATATACAAATACTGTTTGACTTGCCACTCGTAAACTGAGTTCTTGGCGTCATCGAGAGTCTTAGGGAACGTTTTCTTTGACCAAGAACTCTTTATATCAATTACCTTTCTTTCGCCATTAGAAACGATGTCAGGATGTCCAGTATAAATGCCGTAAGATAATGTTTCAGTATCATCGAACTTCTTGTAGCTCGTCATAAAGAAATCATTGTAGAACGATATAGCGTCATCTTCGACCATATTCCCTTTATCCGTCTCTCTCGAACCGAAGGTCGGACGGAAGTTATACAGTTCTTGCTCAACATATTCCTCAACTAACGTCTTACCGCCTGCCGACAACGTAGGCTCAGCATCTCTTTTCACAATCAACTCATCTCGAGTCTTAGCTTGCAGTTCAGTTAACTTAATTTTAGACAATAATCCTTCTAATTGTTCTGCTTGTTTGTCTGTCAGACCGTCCTCACCTGAGAACAATGGTGCTGACGATGATGCTCTAACCTTCAACATTTGATATACCTTCATTGATTAATACTAATTGCTCTGCCGTTATTTCTCTCGTCTGTTGTAGTGCCTCGAGCGTTGTTGCTCCCGACTGAATAGACTTAATAACTTTTGGAATGTCAGCGTCTGCTATCTCTTTTTTACTCTGTTGAGGTAAAGGTCTAATGCTGAATCTCAATGCGTCTACTTGCTCGCTAGACGATGGGTCTCTAGTCTTCTCTACACCTAATACTATTTGCTTTCCTAAGTAGTCATTCGGGTCGAAAGTACCAAAGAACTTTTGTAATCTCTTAAAGTTAGTTACGTTACAAACCATTGGTTTATCGAACTCTTTAAGTTTTACCATTTGCTTAGACTCTTTACCTTTTGAGCCTACTATCTCTCCTTGATAGAATCTTTCTATCGTTACTACCTTGCTTTCAAAAGTACCGTTTACTTCTAAATCCCAAGAACCGAGCGTCTTGTTTTCACGCTCAAACATCTGTCTCCAATGTGCCATAACTTTATTTATTTAATTTAAGGGTTGCAAATATGCTAATTAATTTTTGATTTGTTTGTTATTTATTTATTTTTATTTCTCGTTCTAATACAATTAAATATCCTCCATAAGATATTTGATTACTTGATACATATTGTGCGGTTACAGATACAATATTCCAACCTAATTCAAGTTGTTTATTTATTTCATGTTCTTTATCACAATCATATGTATCTCCAGCTATTGCTAATACTTTTTGTTCTTTCATACTTTCTTTTTAAATTGTTCAAGATATTTACCTTCAAAGTGAGCAGTTCTATCACAAGAATATTGACCTACATTTTCTATTAAAAACCAAGCAAATTTTAGCATATCTTCTTCACTATAACTCTTTTCAGCTTGCCATTTAGCACCTGCAATAAACATATTAAATTCTTCAGTTGTACTTGCTAATTTTTCAGCAACTTCTTCAAGTGTTTCTCTTTTAAGTTGAGAATATGATTTTTCTAAACCTTGTTGTTCGTATTCTTGAACTGATTGTTTTTCTTTTGGAATGATGATTTTGTAGCAATAATAAACACCATTTAAAGGATTATCTCGTTTAGTTTTGTCAGATTCAAAATGTTGTTTTTCTTTTACTTCAACCTTCTCACAACTTGGATTCTTAACAAACCATTCAAGGAATGTATCATCAATAGCTTGTACACCATTTTTGATTAAGTCTCGGTCTGTTGTCAGGATTATTGCTTTGCAGCCAGTTTGTAACATAGTCGTATTTGTATTAAATACTTTGTTACCCAATAAATAAAAACCTTCATACATCTTATTTGGAGTTTCATCAGAAGTGATGTAGATGTTTTGAAAAGATTTTAATGCAATAGTTTGTCCATTTTCTATGTGAAAATTTCCATTCATCTGTAACTGTAACCTACTTGGTTTATCTGTTGGTATTAAAAATAAATTTTTCATTTGCTTGAATTATTATACATTACTTCAAAATAATCTCTCTTATCTTTGTTAGGATGTTTGCTCCAATCAATCATCTTTCTTTCTAACTGAACTTCTTGTGTTGGAGTGTTTACAATGACGGTTGTTATTCTAAATGTAAAGTAACCAATCATTGCTCCTAGGATAATTCCTATCAACAGTCCGCCCAGGAACTGTTTTTCTTCTTGTTCTTTTTTCATATTTTTTCAATTAAAGTTAATTCTTCTCCAGTTAATGCAAAATATAGGTTTTGAAGTTGATGAACATATTCACAATGAGAAATACATATATTATTTTTATTATCTAATAATTCAACTCTATTATTTTGCCATACAAAAAAACTTGTAGATGTTGACTCTAAATATAAATCATTCTCTAAATCTTTTTTAAACCCAAACTTCAACAACCATTCTTCTGTAAGTGGGATTGGTTCATAAACTGCTTGTTTTTTATCTACACTTACTAAATCATTCAAAGTAACTTGTAAAGTTTCATAATCTTCATGATTAAACATTAATTTTATATAGTTTCCAATTATTAAGTCACTTGTTTTCATTTTATTTGCATTTATAAAGTTTTACAATATCAAATTTTAAACCTCCCCAATATCTAATTACTGTTTCACAATTCTTTGTATAGATTGAGATTGATTTCCAACCTTTTCTAATTATTCTAAATTTTACTTTCATACTACTCTTTTTAAAATTATACATCCCTGAGAATCTAACTTATGAAATACATCCCAACCATCTGGCGCTAAATCAGCAGGTATTCTATCCATCTCTACTTCAACTTCTATTTCTGTTGGTTGATACAACTCCATTGCTTTGTTGAAACCTTCTTTATACATTTTTTGTTGTTTTTTATTTATATTTTGAAATTTTCTTCTCATAATATAATCAGTTAACAACATCTCAACATCTACAATACCAAATATCTCATCACAGTTTTGTTTAGATAGTTTACCTGAGTGTTTACCAAATCCAAACTCTCCTTCGGTTTCACTTATTTTGTGATATACATTTATAGATGAAGGAATATCTTTGATTAACGACCTTAAAAAGTATTCGTTTCCTTGTTTAATTAATTTTGCTTTCATGATATAAATATTTTAAGAGTTCTGTCTTGGTCTTGAAAGCTAGCTTCAACAACGGTAAAGTCTTTATCACTTTTGTATAAAGTCAATACTCTACCAACTTTTAAATAATTACTTGCGTGATTAATTACTTCTAATCTTGTGACATCTTTAAGGTCTATCTCTTGTTGCCTGTATTCCATAAACAAGGCTGTCTCTAATAAAGAATGCCAAGTAAGCTTATCTTTATCTGTATTCCATAGTTTTTCAAATAACCATTTTACTGCTGTAATCTGTTTATTATTTTCCATAAAATTCTAAATTTGTTTTATTAGGTTTATTTTTTAATAACATATTTCTAAGATGACTTACACTCCATCCTGTTGCTTTTGCAGCATCTGAAATACTGTCATATAAGTCACCTGTTATTTTATCAATAACACTCATCATATTTGGTTTTGAAGGTTTTTGTAAACCCATTGCAAAAGAATGTAAAGTGTTTTCAGATTGAGTAACCCATTCAAGATTTTCAAGTCTATTATCATGTTTTACTCCGTTAATATGATTTACTTGTAATTTATTTAAAATATTTGGTATAAATATTTCAGCCAGTATTCTATGTTGTGAAATTGTAATAGATTTATTATTATTCCAAACAGTACATCTCATATAACCATTACTATCTTTAGTCCATTTTTTAAATTTTTTATTTTTATTGTTAAATAATCCACCATCTTGATGTATTAAATAATCAGCTTGACTTATTTTAACTGCTGTTTGTTTTTTCATAATACATATTTAAAAAATAAAACTATTATTCCTACATAACAAGAGGCTAATAAAATCCCCTTCAATCCGTAATAAATTAACTTCTTCATCTCACAATCACATTAGATTTATAATCACCTTTAATAACCAACAGGCTGTCCAACAATATAAGACAGCGATACCTATGCAGAATATTCCGCCTAGCATTCCTTTAACTAATTCAAACATAACACAAAATTAAATTCAACAAACTTCCTACGTTGCATATCAACGTACTCTATATCGACAGACTTATTTATGCTGTCAATTACTCTGTCCTCCGCCTGATATAAACTATCAGCCGAGATGACGGTAAAGAACTCTCTCGTTCTTGATGCCGTCCGTACAATATATCTATTCATTCTCCTCTAGTATATAAGTTAAAAACTCCTTAAAATCGTCCGACTGAATAGACGCTAAGATAATCTCTCGCTGTCTCCATGGTAAATTGTCTAAGTACACATCGTCAATCTCCGTCTGATATTGATACGTACATAGCATACCATCGTTAATCGTTAGGTCAATACACACCTCATACATAGCGTTGTCTTGTCTGTCGACACTAAAGTCAACCAGGTGGAACTCACTAATACTAGGAAAGAATCTTAGTTCTTTCTTTATCTCGTTAATCAGCTGGACATCCCGTCCGTCTGAAAACTCTATGCTGTTTATTACATTCATAATTTATAATATTTTTGACCATTGTTTTGCTATTGCATCAGCCGTTCCTTGAAAAGTTTTTGATGCAAGATTACTTCTTAATTTATGTGGCTTGGTTCTTATGTCATACATCCACTTCTCCATTCTTTTTGTAGCTCCCGTCCTTTTGTCTATCCATGTGTGGTATTCCATCTCTGGTTTTTCAGCGATATCAGGTATAAGTTTTGGTAAACCTTTCAACCATAAACAAGTTGACTTACTTGCTTTGTCTCCAAACATCCAAGGCTGAATTATTTGGTCTGGTTTTCTAAACAAAGTAGACATCACTCCAATAGGATTTTCTATCGCAATACGTGGACAATCTGCTGACATTATCTTCATAAAGAAATCAGCTGCATCATTTTTTAATTTAATGTCCTTTATTCCTTTTGAAAAAGCCCATTGACCAGAAGATGATAAATGTGTGCATGGCGGATGACCTATTATTAAATCCCAACCTTTATTTAAGTGTTCTGTTACGTCTCCTTGTATGTGCCATTCAGGATGACCACCACTACAAGGAAGTATATCACAACTAAAAGCTTCGTGACCTAAGTCCCTAAACGCTTTTGTTACCGCCTGGCTTTCTTCACAGGCTATTAATATTCTTTTCATTCTTTTATCGCAATTAAATAAGCTACATTTAGTAACTCGATATGATAATCGTAATTGTACATTACGATATTAACTTTTACACCTTTAACCTTAAAGATGTACTCCTCGACTACTTTAACCTTTGTCTCGATGCTCGGTATGTCTATCTGTATCATTTGTATTTTTTTAAAACTAAGTTATATCATATTTAACCAATCATCACTATCTTCCATTAATTCAATATGATTATTGCCTTTCTCTATTATTTCTTTCAGAACTCCTAACCCATAAGATGATGCTGTTCCATATCTGTTTTTATGGCATTTATAACAACTCCCACTAAATCCAATAAAATAGTAGTAATCATCATCATACTCAATTTTTTTTATACCAGAGTTCAACTTCCATCTATCACTACCTAAATAGCCACCAGACCAAGTTCCAAAAACTTTATATAAATTGTTTGGCATTTTTAATATTACCCATCTCTCAGGCGTTTCACTTATTTCTTTTTCCACAACCTTAATCTTTTTTATCATCTACTAACTTTAACTACACATTCAGGATATTCTTTGCAAGCGTTCAAATACCTATCGACAAACGGTACGAAATTATGATACATTCCCCAACCATTATCAGAATTAAATTTCTCAAAATACTTAGGTCTCTTTTTTAAATCAGCTAAACCTTTCTCAAGCACGTCAATTATATCGCTCGCTTTTATTACACATTTATTTTCAAACTCATATTCATTATCACCATACAGCTCGAACTCTTTGTAATCATCTCTTAGTAGATAAGGTCGCCACAACGCCTCGTAGATGCCTGCCTTGCCCGCCATCTCTCCTAGGTTGTGAGTAATATTAGCCCAATAAACCTCTTCGTTCTCTACTGTATGGGTTTTACCTTCATCGTAACTTACCCACTTCTTTCTTTCTAAATTAACACCTAAACTCATAACTATTTATCATAAAATTCATTTAAACCTATCTCTATCTTATCAAACAACTCCTTCAAATCTTCTGCATTGTTGACCGACCAACTGTCCGTCTTTAATACAAAAAAACATCCTTTGTCACTCGATATACCGAGCGATGATTCGCACTTTATTTCTAGCATCTCAATATCTTCACGACTATTGAGACAATTGGCGTCCTGACTGAACTCAAAAACTGCCGACTCTAATTTTGGTTTTTCTTCCATAATCTATAATTTTTAATTTATGTAGGCAAATGTAACATCAATGTAGCAAAATGTGAGGAAAGATGACGCTAGATAGCCCGTGAATCCTCAATTATGTGAGGTATGACGCAAAATCGCCCAAAATTTTAAAAAAAAGTTTTTTTTATTTATTGGACTATCTATTATATATAATATTTTTCTTTTTTTTTGAAAAGAACAAAATTTGCGTCACAACTTACATAAACCAGTCATACCGCAGGAACTAGCGTCATTTTTCCGTCATTCATCCTACATTTTGCGTCATTTGCGTCACTAATTTACTACTTTGCGTAACAATAAATAGGTTTTACGCCATTATTTTTTGATTCAAACTGCTTCAGTGCGTCAATCATATCGACCGCTTGAATGTTTACACCTGTGCATTTATTTTCACCCGTCAGGTAGACAATGTGAAAGTGATTGTGAACTATTTCAGATGATGGAATTTGAGTTGCTATCTTGTACCAATAATCATGTCCTTCCTTACTACTTTCCCACGGAAAACATCTAGTTATAAAACTAAAAAAACTTGTAAACTCCATTTTTACTAAATTGTGAAAACTTTTTTCAGTGTTCGCTCTAAATTTCGACTGTTGTTCCTCTGTCAATAGAGAAAACCATTCAATTCCTTTTTTCATAATTTTAAATTTTAATTAATTTATACTGTGCCAAAACTCCTATTTTTTATAAGTTTTGGCGGGTTTTAAAAATGTACTAAGTTCCCACCTACTCAAATAGTACTTGTATGAAAGCACCTTCATACACCCGATGCCACAACTGTTAGGATAGTTTGCACTCTCTCAAGATTTATCCCAACTCTTGAGCCATTGTAATAGAGACAGGACTTGAACCTGTATGATAACTTATGAGCAGTCTTATGGGGTATTTCAAGGTTACTCTGCGTTATCTTTACTATTAACCTTTATTCATGCGTCTACCAATTCCGCCACTCTACTACTATAAATAACAAACTTAGTATTGGTCACTGGAAAGCTTATAAGCGTGCCTTTAAACGCCTTATGTCATCTAGGTCATCCGTTTATCCAATACTCACAGCCTAGCGTGCGTCTGTTATCAATTCATTAAATCCATCGAACACATAGCCGTCTTGATTAGCGACCGTCATCTGACAATCGAACGATGACCACTCTACACCGTTAAATTGCTCGATTGAATTTCCGTCCTCCATAAAGAACGACATTATTATCTTTCGTCCTAACACCTCGGCACCAACCCACATTGGCATCTCCTCAAGCACGCTTAATTTAGCCTTGCCGATTGCATTTTCGGTCGAATTACCGAACTCTATTAGTTCCTGGCACTCTGCCAATAGCTCGTTATATCTTTCAATTGTCATCTGTCTCTTGATTTATAGAAAACCAAATTTGATTCATCGTAGTATCATTGGTTAACGCTTTGTTTAATATACTTTGCTTTTTCTCATTTGTTAATTCTCCCTCAACATCATCAATATGCCAAAGATTATCTACAAAATAGCCCTCTTCTCTTAGCGTGGCTCTCGCTTCATCAATCTTGCTCATGTTCTGTATTTTTAAGTATATACTTCACGTCATGCTCTTTCGTTATAACGACCATTAAATCTTTCGGACAACTGCCACGCCAATTTTTTAAGCGTCTGCGTAACCTGTGCTTTTGTTTTACTGTTATTATCATCTGTTTTATAATTTAATAATTAATAATAAGTTGTAATAATGGTCGTACCATTCGTCAAACATTTCTTGCGCTTCTTCGGTGTAGTATATACCATCTGAATCTTCCATGTGAATTAAGTTGTCATCATCTTCAAATTTTGCACATACAATTTCGTGTGCTAATTCTGAAGCAGCTTCTAATAAATTTATTCTAATTTCCATGTTTAATTTAATTAAATTCTGCATTATTTTCTTGATTTTGGTAGTATAAATCTGGACAATCTGATAAATCCATTTCATGTTGACAAAAACATTCGATAAAATTTTCACCCGTCCTGTGCAACAGTACTACTCCACAATTACCACATTCGACTACATTAAATCCTGCGCTTTGAATTTCTTCTTGTAGCTTAATTTGATTTTCTACTATCTCTCTATTTGTCTTCATCTTAATTTACTATTTATAAAATCGTATATACTCGCTCCGTCCTCGTCTGGCATAGCGTCCGATATGAATAACGTCAACGCATCCGCCAAAGTATATTCTAAATCTGGCTCAAATTCTGGGCGATTCATAAAATCTTTCTTGCAAAAATCTTTCATTGCGCTGATTATTCTGTCCTCTATACTTATACCCATTTCGTCCGCCCAATAGTCAAAAAATGACTTTCGCTCGATTGGTAGAATATTCTCACTCGCTTCATCGCCTAAAAATATCTCAATATCTTCATAGCTTTCCAACTCCATATAAAAACGGTTGTTGAAGTCTTTTAAAATTAATTGCTTTGTTTCTTTGTTCATAACTTTAAAAATTAATAATTATCTTTTTTTATAATGTCCATAACAACCGTTCAAATTTAATGTACGGTTAAAAAACGCTATCCTTTTACTCTTTTTATAATGCTTACTATAATCAAACCCTTGATGTCTTTTTGGCGGTTTGATTGTTACTTCAGCGACTAAAATATTTGCAAACATAGCAAATATTAAACATAAAACTACTTTCTTCATAACTTTAAAATTTAAGGGCGGATTTTATACCGCCCGATTGATTAAAACATATCGTGAGTGTGAGGATTATAATTATAGAACAAGTCCCAAAGGTCGCCTAATGTTTCGCAACCATTGATAAACATTTGCTCCTCAATGAATAGAAACGTCTCGTCTTCCTCAGCATCCATTGCATACATATCACACAAGTCTAAATAAACATCGTACTCATCGAATTTATCGTCACCTATATTCTCATAAGTATATGGCACTGACTCTTTGTACTGAGTCTTGTCCTTGTTCTTATTCTTATAAACTTTAGTATTGCCTGCCCACACATAATCGTTATACGATTCGTAAGACGTATTGCTATACCAATTATCATTCTTCCAATGACCATCTTCCTCATTTATAATAGTATACTTGTCATTGATATCTAAGAACACCAACTTACTATACCCTATATGCTTTGATATAAGATATCTAGTCATCTCGCATTTAAGAAAGTCATGCTTGAATTTCTTAAGCATATCATTGAACTCATACGTATCGCTGAAGTCCTTGTTGCCTAGCCCACTAATAACACCATTGTGCACAAATCCTAGCTTGTCATTCACTAAGAATGGGTGCAAGTTATGCTCACCTTTAAACCCACTAGTTGAAATCCTGTAGTGCAGTACAATATTGCCTACCTTGTTTCTCTCACGAATCTCGTAATACATATCGGTAAATGTACCATAGTCATACGACTTGAATACATTTAACCTATTATTCTCTACCCATAGAAGGCCTGCTCCCATGTTGTTGTTGTCCCAACTGTTTTTTAACTCACTTGCCGTCAAAGCTCCCGCTTTTTTGGTATTTAATATACAAATACACATCTTTAATAAAATTTAATTGTTAATAATTTTTAAATATATTTCCACACATATCCCCATGCTGTCTTTGCTCTATTGTTAAGACAGTTAGATATATTTGTAGATGTTTTTTTTATTGAATTGTCTTTTTGTAGATGAATTAACTCTCTAGCAGCATCAACTACTGAATTAAAAGTTGTTTCATTTCCTTTGTTATCAATTCTTGTTATTCTTTTTCTTTTACGCTCACTTAATTCTTTGTAGAACTTAGCATCAAAAGGATTTTCTTTCATTCTAATAGTCATTCTCTTAGAAGCCATTAGTTTCCATTCCTCTGTATGTTTATATCCTTTACTGCCTCCTCCTTCTCCTCCGTCAGCTATATTAGTTAATTTAAAACCTTTATCCCTGAATAGTTTTATAAAGAATCTTTCCAATTCAATCCAATTAGATTCATCTGCCTTACTCACTAAAACTATGGATGGGCGAAGTTCTTTTTTTAATAAAGATTTAATCCATTTCTGTTTATATGTTTTTGACTTACCTTCTTGTATATGTTGGTTAAGTCTTTTATCAAGTGAATACTTTGTCATACCTATGTATCTTATTTGTTTTGATATTGGGCAAACTAATCCGTATATATTCATATTTTTTTTATGCAAATATACGAATAATTTGCTATACACATATTGCTATACACATAATTTATTTATTTATTTAGGATTAATATTCTCAAACTCTAACGAAAACTTAACGAATCTATCATGTAGTTCATTAAGTCTCTCGTCAGTCTTATAAGTCTGTTTTAAAAGTGACTTGAACTTTGTTTCTACATAGAAGTATGCAGTCTTGATGTCATTCGTAGGATATTGCAACATTTTCTTGATTAATTTTGCTCTCCACTCCAATGTCTCAACACTAGGTACGGCACTAATAATTCTGAACTCGATTCTATCGTGATGAATCTTGATAGCTTGATACTTATCATTCTCATTCTTTAAATTATTGTTACTTTTGCCCTTGCAATAAGTCTTGTTTACACGCCCATAGTATAGAGCATATAAGAATGGCGTGTAACCTTTGACCTTGTCGAACAACTGCTCGCCAGTGAGACCTCGCTCACTTAGGTTGATATGTCCGCCACAACTATGCGATGTACTTGCGTTGATATGATTTACCAACACGTCATTACTCCTAATCAATTCAAATATCTTTTTGACATCGAACTCGAATGTAGGACTAATCAATTCAAATCCGCCCTCGTCATTTAACGAGCCGTCTCTTTCTTTGCGCCATATTGAATCGGTCTCTGAATAGAAGTCCTGAAGATTGATAGACTCTTTCACGCCTTGGTCTTCCTTCTCAATCTCGAATCCTATTTTATATTTAGGATTCTTTGTCCATATCTTTGTTTGATACGAGCCATTGTGGTAGCCGTCTACATACTGCTCATCATTCTCTTTAGGATAAGAATAATATTGTCCTGAATCTTCATCATAATACATTTCATCGCAGTGCATATATTCGCCAAGGTCTTCACACCAATAGACATCAAATTCTTCCAAGCATTCGTAGTAATACTCATCTTCGTATCTATCAACTCCACGTGAACGAATAGCATCTTCGCACCAATACTGAATTTGACGTCTCCCAACATGAACGGGGTGAATCTCGTCAGCAGGATAGTACTGTTCGTATTCTTCGCACCAACCACAGTCGTCATTATGTTCGACATTTCCATTATGAAGCATCGAATAATCATCTTCATCATAGAAATGATTTCCGTCATCAAGACTGTTATCGTATTGGTCCGCATTAATAAGACCCTTGTCAACGCTATCAATAAAGCGTAGAACTGTTTTTTTGTCGTTGTTGAAATATTCCATCAACGCTTTTACTTCACTGTAATTCATAACTAATAAATTAAATTGTTTACTTTACTTTACTTTACTTTACTTTACTTTAAGTCAACTCCACAAGCTGACAATATTAAAATCAATGTGCCCATAAATAAGGCGAATACTACTAAGTAGTAGTTCTGTGTTTTGTTCTTCATAACTTTAACTGTTTTTTGTTAACCAATTTGCGACCTTGTCGCCTATAAATAACAATATAATGAATGCCAATGCACTCAATCCCACAAAACTTAAAAATACTAACATGACTTTATTGTTTTATAATTTTTTACTAAATTTACTTTCATGTTGTTACAAATTATTATATTTATAAAATAAGTTGAAAAAAAACGCTTCAGATAATCTTTCCCAATATTTAGATATAAAATTATCTTCGCTTTCTTCGCTATCTAAAATGAAACCCGCTTCTTTAGCGTTGTTTAGAATATCATAATTCATAAACGGTACCGTTAAAACTGAAGGTAAACCTTGCAACCATTCAGTAAATAAATTTAATTCTGATTCACGACAATTATATAAATGAATAAATTCATGTTTAAAAATTTTGTGAATTTTTGCAATTCTTAATTTTGGGTGATGTATTTCATAATCGTTAACCTTGTACCCTTCAAAATTAATGCTGTTTAATATAGTATTCTCGAAAAAATTTGCTTGATTATTCATAACTTTATTGTTTTATAATTTTTTACTAAATGTTCCGTCCTAACTTTCTTCCACCAACCCCATAGCTCCCCATTGTCTGTCATCTCGTCTATCCATAGCAATTCATCTAATTCAAAATCTATGTCATAATATACGTCCGCAACAGTGCTACGTAATGCTCTGTCAATTACTTGGCTGTATCTAGGCGTTTCGCCCGATGTGCCTACCGTCATAAATTTAGCACACCATAAATCTAATTTATCAATTAGCTTTTTTTGAACTTTTTGTTCTGTTGTCATAACTTTTGATTTTTATAAATTAATTAATTAACATTATAACTATACCAACTATAATAGGCAAAACTACTATACAAAAAAACACAAAGTAATCATTGTCTAGTATCTTTTCTTTTACTTTCTTCATCTCATTAATATTTTATATTTAACATAACACAATAGGGCAGCCAATGCCCAACATAATAATAAACTCATGACTTTTGATTTTATAAATTAATAATTAGCTCCATGTAGCTAAATCAATAACTACATGGATTATAATTTGTTCATTTTTTTTTAGTGTTCAGTGTACCTGAACACAGTTTTTTGATAGCCACGTTAAACTGCTATCTCTCTATTTATTCCGTCATTTTAACCTTTCAAAAATATGTGCGTTTTGATTTATACCACTTGAGAAATGTATATAAACCCTAGGAGTAAAACCATTTAATGCGTTAACCTAGCCAAGTTTGACTCACTTGTATAAAAATCTCAAAGGGAGATTCATTTTATAGTCATTATCAATACGTCAAATTTATAGTTTTGATTCGTACGGTGCCCCCTAACATAGGAAAGTACTACACTTAATGACATCTCTAGGAGATTGCCAACGTTTAAGAATCTAAATACGGTTACTATTAAAACACTCGTTTGCGTTTATTACTCCGATTTTTTGCACCATGTAGACCGTTCAAAGTTTACATGGTTGAATTAATTACTTTGCTTTCTCGAATTTTGCCAAAGTACGCATGACCCAATATACACAGGTACGCTCCGTCCCCTTTACAAATTGCACATTTGTTTTTAATTTCTCATAGACATCTTGCTTTTTCTTTGAGTCATTCAAAAATTTAATCTCAAAATTAGTTAACTCTAGCTCCTTTGAATACTCCAATAAAAAACTTCTTGTTGCACCTAAAGACCTTTGCAAAGTTTTAGCGTTTTTTGATACTTCGCTAATACGGCTAACTTGTTTTGTTGTTGTTGTTGTTGTTGTTGTGTTACTTGCTTTCATAATTAATAAATTTAATAAGTTAAAAAAAATGTTCGTTTGTTTATTTGAACGTAGCAAAGATATATATACTTTTTTAATCTGCAAACTTTTTTACATTTTTTTTTAAGTTTTTTACAAAATAAATTATAATTCATTGAAAGTTAATTAATTACAAAGTAAAAAAAAATTTAAACTTTTTTGATTTTTCGCAAAATTTAAGATTTTTTAAGCGTTTTTTATTGCAATTAAGTTGCATTAATAGCGTTTTTTACTATGTATGCATAACAAATTTATAGCTTTTTTTAGTGGTTAACTATGTAACCAAACTTTTGACGGGTTAACGGTTTGTTATTCAGTTTGTTATATTGGTTTTTTGGTTTATTGTTTGGTAGGTTTTTTGTTGGGAAATTTGGGGGAAGGGTAACCAACTCTCTCAAGGTCAAACAATTAAGTCAATATATTTACCAGGGTTTTCGGTTTTTCGACATGAATTTCAAGCGTTTAATTGAACGAACGAACGACCTACAAAAATAGAATCCAATTAAACGAATTGAATTAATAAATGTACATTGATTGATTGATTGAACGAACGAACTGAATGAATAGCAAGCAAGCAAGCGAACTAAAGTACTGAATGAATCAATGTATATCGAATGGTTAAACTATTAAGCGGGCAAAAGTTTAAACGCTTGACTAAATTAACACCCGCACGCGCGCGCGTAATGTGTATATATAGCCCTAAATTTTGTACCGACAAACGGCAAACTGTTATGCACGCATAGCAATAAAAAGCCAAAAATCTCTGCCATTTTGTCCGAATTTTGCACCCCCATGCCTTTTTTTAAAACGACTTTCTTTCGGACGGGCTGGTCGCCAAATGGAGGGGTTATCCAAATTATCCGAATATCTACCGAATAAAAATAACTTTCGAGTTTTACAAAAAACGCTTTTTAGACTAAATTCATAATTTCTCAAAAAGACCTTTTTTAACAGATTTTGGCAAAATTAGTGACGCAAATGACTTTTTAGTGTAGCAATATGTGAGGTTTAGTGACGCTAATTCTTATGGTATGACTCATTTATGTGACTTGGGGAGGAAAATATATCTTTTTGAAAAAAAAAAAAAAAAATATTATATATATAGAAACGTTATTTGTTATAAATAATAATAAAAAAAAATTTTTTTAAAAAAACGGACCATTTTGCGTCACAAGTCACATAATCGAGCATTGACGGGGGTTGTAGCGTCACTATTTGCGTCATTTTGCTACATTTTCCTCACGTCTCCTCCCCAAACCCAGTCATAGCAAGGGTTCAGGCATTATAACTGCCTTTCGGCACGACAACTGACAAAGTATGATAAAAAGACTGACATGACATCGGACTGACAGATGAAAAAACTTAACAAAAAAAAGTTGGACAGAATTACGGTAGGTATAAATGTTTACCGTAAATTTGTGCGAGATATAAAAATAAGACAATGGCATATATTGAGCACAATTTTTTTCCTTTAAAAGTTTTTGTACGCAATGAGTACTTATATCAAAATCAAAAAGGTCACGGTGAGTTTTCGGAGGGTGTTATAATTTCGGTCAGATGTATGCCTGGTCAGGCGGCATTGTTTCAAGTGTTACTTGACAATGGTGTGATGAGAGATAAGTTGCCCAGTCACGCTCTTTTGACAGAGCCTAAGTTGCCAGAGGTAGATTTGCCATTTCACTATTTACAGATATGGAATTGTTTTTCGTATAATTTCACTTTACTTCATCTTTCGTATATGTACGACATGAAGGTGGAGGTCTTTATGAAGGACAAGAAGTTTTACAGTGGGAGTTACTATGCGACTATCAATTGGGGGAGTAGTGATGTCAATACGGACTTATCATTAGCGGAGGACCCGATGGAGCACAAGAGTCATCATATCATCTTGCTTGACAACGGTCAGATTGCCCTTCAGCCTAACAATAGGATAAAATGGTCAGAGCCTAGTTTCGTGACCAAGCCATTTCCTGAGAAGCCTGACTATCTGGTGAACAAGGATTATTATAATTGCGAGGGATTTGACAAGTGGCATACTGAGGATTCGGATAGAATGTTTTACGATACAGAGGAAGGATGAGAAATGAACACGCAGAGGAAATAATATTTAGCTTGGCATTTTTAATTTCAATGTTGGCTTTTGAGTTTGGTCATTTAATTATCGGCTACGCATTCATGGGTAAAGCCATAATGGATTTTATGTGTATATTTGCTACTCTTAAAAACAAAGCTAAAAATGATATCAATAAACAACATCCAGAGATTTAACATTATCAATATTAATGGTATCGAGCATCACGTTGAGTCTATTGACGCCAATTCAATAAACGGGATAGATATATCAACCAATAGCTTTAGTGCTGTTAAAATGGACGAGAAGAGGCTCTATGACTTTGGATTTAATCTTGACTATGATTATGACAGATGGTCGCACGAGAATTTGATTGGTTTTGATGTTTATGTTCACGGAAGGACTTTTTCGTTTGGCATGGAGTGCGATGAGATGTTTTGCTTTACGTTCCATACTGACGAGGTGCATACATTTCAGAACGCATTTAATCTGTTGGCAGGTAATCAATATATTTAGTAACTTTACAGAAAAAAAAATATTATGCCAATAATTGACTCTTCAACAAAATTTGTGGGTATTAACCCAGACTTCCCAACGGCTGAGCGCAAGTCCGCTCAAAACAACGCTGCTCAGGAGGTCGTAACTATGCAAGATATTATCGACACTGTAGGCTCTACAGGTGGCAGTCAAACCTTTCAACAAGTATCTGACACTGGTGGATTTGATAATTTTTCGACTATTCGTCAAGGTGCTGCAAGATTTCTTGGAATAAGAGGTCTTGAGCTTGTTTGTACAAATGAGAAAATGATTCAATGGGCAGACGGTCGTGAGTATTATTATATTAATAATGGAGAGATTCAACCTGTTGTGCATTGTAATTCTTTAAATATTGACGATATTCCTGACAACTCATTTGATGAAACAATAGGATTCGCTGTTGGTTCACGTTATACTGTTTTGAACACTGGCGTTACTTATGTTTGTACAGACGCAACAACAGATAGTGCTATATGGTTTCCGATGGGTGGAGGGTATCTCCCAGTATTAGACGGAGAAAGTGGAGCAGTTGAAGGAGTAACTTTAATAAAAGCGAATTACAATATTAACAATGGCATTTTAGATGTTTCTATTTCTGCAACTATTGATGTTGATTTTTCAACAACAGATACTGGTACATTTAATTTTACATTACCAATTGATAGTATTACTGGTGCGATAGGTACTGGTTCAATAAGAGGAGCTAATCAATGTAATGTTTCTGTAGATAATAATACTGTTTGTGTTTCTTCTAATGATATAACCTTTATTGCAATTGGTGAAATTTTATTTGTAAACTTTAAATGTCAAGCATATTAATAGATAAAAACAAACATATTTTAATAAAAAAAGCACTTTTCGGGGTGCTTTTTGTTGTTTATATACATTTTATTGTTATTTTTGACAAAAAAACTAATTAAATGTACACAGGAAAGTATAAAGTAGGTTACGATTTAATTATTGCTGCATTAAATAACAATCCAACATTAGGACGGAAGGATTTAATTAAGTTAGCTTTTAAGGACTACAAGTATTCTGAGAAAGAGGTTGATTCATTACGTAAGTATTTCGATAGATATCTTAGTACGATTAAAGATGAGCACGAGGGGATTTACAGAACATCGGCAGCTGTAGATGTATCACCGAACGATGCTAAGCATATGTGGATTAAGAAGAAGCTAGAGGACGGAACATCTGTCAGTACGTTTATTAAGAATCCTAATTTTGTTGACCATTCGTCAGTAAACTTAGACAAGCTTCAGGCGGACGTGATTAAAGCCATGCAAGATTACTCTCCGAACTTTAAGAAGATTAAGCGTGAAAAATCCGATGAGGAGTTTCTTTTAGTGATAGACCCAGCTGATATTCATGTAGGTAAGCTATCTAGTGCATTTGAGACTGGTGAAGAATATAATCAGCAGATAGCTGTTCAAAGAGCAATAGACGGGGTTAAAGGTATTTTACAGAAAGCATCTTCTTATAAGTTTGATAAGATATTATTTATTGGAGGGAATGATGTTTTGCATATTGATAATCCTAAAAGAAGTACGACATCTCTTACTCCGCAGGACACTGATGGTATGTGGCATGATAATTTTATGCACGCTAGACAGATGTATATTGATATGTTAGAAATATTACTTTCTTATGCTGACGTTCATTTTACTTTCAACCCGTCTAACCATGACTACATGAGTGGGTTCTTTTTGGTACAAGTAATACACGCTCATTTTAGAAATTGTCCAAACATTACTTTTGATGTTGATTTAAGACATCGTAAGGCATTTGAGTATCATAATAATTTAATTGGTTCAACGCATGGTGACGGAGCAAAAAGTCAAGACTTGCCATTGTTGTTAGCGACAGAGTTTCCGTCAGGGTGGTCGAGATGTAAACATAAGTACATTTATACGCATCACCTGCATCACAAGGTTAGTAAAGATTACTTAGGGGTTTGTGTTGAGACATTACGCAGTCCATCATCTGCTGACTCTTGGCATCACAGAAACGGATATCAACACGCACCTAAAGCTATTGAGGGATTTATACACTCTAAGCTGCACGGGCAAATCTGCCGAATTACACATATTTTTAGTCTTATTTTTATTATAAACTTATTTTAAGATGAAAGCAAGAGCACTCCGCATGGGAAATTACGTTATGCACGAACCAACAATAGACGACTGGGAACAAATAACAGTCAAGGCAGGTACAATAATACAATGCGAAATATCTCCTGATTCATTTAAACCTATCCCACTCACAGAAGAATGGCTTATAAAATTTGGTTTTGAAAAAGTTATCTATGAATCTGACGAAACTGGATATGGCAATGATTACGAGTTGGACATAAAAGGAGTTGGTTTAATTAGTTATTCAGATGATTTCTCTTGTGCTTTATTTGGTTCAAAAGAATCTAGCAAAGATGAGTTAGGATTTCTGCCAAATTGGGATAACTGTAAGCACGTACATTCTCTTCAGAATTTATATTTTGCGTTAACTGGGGAAGAATTAAAAATAAAAGAATAATTAAGGCAATACCCTTAAAAATAAATAAATAATTAAGGCAATAACTTTAAATAAATAAAAACAAAAATGATAGTAAAAGAAGTATTCTTAAAAGATGAAGGTCAGGCGAAATTAAGAGCTGGCATTAAGAAGATTGCAGGAGCAGTCAAATCAACATTAGGTCCATCAGGACAGACGGTGTTATTAGAGTCTGAAAATCATACAAAAGGACTGACGGTGACAAAGGACGGAGTAACTATTGCTCGTTCAATCAATCTGTTTGACCCTATTGAGAACTTGGCTGTTCAGTTGATGAAGCAAGCAGCAGACCAGACGGCTATTGCAGCAGGAGACGGTACAAGTACTAGCATCGTATTAACGGAGGCGATAATTGACGCATTCCAAGAGCTTGACTTTAATAAGCTAAACAAGACAGAAGTTATTCGTGCGGTAAACACAATTACTGATGATATTGTTAAAGCGCTTGATTCGATGTCAAAGAAGGTGTCTAAGCGTACTTTGGTTGATGTAGCTACAATTTCAGCCAACAACGATAAAGAGCTAGGTAAACTTATCGCTGACACTTTTAAGAAAGTTGACCTGGTGACAGTAGAGAACTCTGCTAATGCGTCAACATACAATGAGATTATCTCAGGTATGCGAATTGATAGAGGTTGGACAAGTAAGTATTTCGTTAATAACGAAAAAACTGAAGAGTGCGTGTTCGAGAATCCATATATCTTATTGACTGACATTGAGATTAACAACTTGACATTACTTGAGGAAACATTAGCTCACGTTATTAGAGAACAAAAGCCATTGTTAATTATTGGTAATTTATCTCCTAATGCGTTGAACACATTAAATATGAATGTCGCAAGAAAAGTTATTAAGGCTTGTCATATTATCCCTCCATCATTTGGGTACAGACAGAAGGACTTAATGTTTGACTTGTCGATAGCTCTAGGAGCAAAATATATCTCTGAGTCTATTGGTGATAACTTATACACATTGACTCCACTTGATTTAGGTCAGGCAGCAAAAGTAATCGTGAGTAAAGAGTCAACAATTATTATGCGTAATGATAATACAGACGAGGCGATTGAGAAACATTTAGTTGACTTGAAATCAATGGCGGACGAAAGCATGGAAGCAACAGATAAAAAATTCTTAAACGAAAGAGTTGCAAGTATCAGTAAAGGCGTAGGTATTATCTATGTTGGTGGTAACTCGGACATCGAGCAGAAAGAAAAGTACGACCGAGTGGACGATGCGGTAAGAGCAGTAGCGGCAGCGGTTGAAGATGGTATTTTGCCTGGTGGTGGAATTGCATTGGCAAACTGTGCTGATGAAATATCTCACAAATATATTGATAGAACGGAGAACTTCATGGCGGCTGTTAGTATTTTGACTAGTGCTTTGATTGTACCATTTACTCAAATTATGTTAAACGCAGGTGAGGACCCAAAAGTAATTGGTCAGACGATACTTGATAAGCACGATTTGTTCTTTGGCTATGATGCTAAGAACAGAGTGTTTGGAGATTTGATGAAGTTAGGTGTAGTAGACCCAACAAAAGTAACTAAGAGTGCATTAATTAACGCTGTGTCGGTAGCTACAACAATCGTAAGTACTGAGGCAATAGTAACAAATATGAGAGATGAAAGCAGTAAATAAATTTTTGTTGGTTAATAAGACTGTCGAGGAGAAGAAAAGCTCCTCGGGTCTTATTTTGACTGGAGATGATGTTAATAAAAACAGATATCAGAACGGTGTAGTTTGTGAGGCAGTTGGTAATTTGGTTGAATTTGTTAAAGAAGGCGACAAGATTATGTTCGACCAGGCAAACTCACATGAGGTGATGATTGATGGAACGATGTACACTGTCATTCAAGAGCGTGACGTAGTGGTAGTATTATAATTAATTAAAAATAAATAATATGTGCGAATGTGATTTGAGTTATATCTATTGGGACAAAGATGGGTGTAAATGTTTAAACTGCGGTGAGCAAAATTCATAATACAAAACGTGCTATTTTTGGGACAAAAAAGTTATGATAAAGGAAGAATGTGGATGTTCTACATCTAAGGGGTCAATGAAATCTCACGAAGCTAAAGAAAGCAAAGGTCACGAGAAAAAAGAAGACATGATGTCTAAGATGAGAACAGTAACACCAAAGATGTTAATGTTCGGTAGAAGAAAGAAGTAAAAAGAAACCCAGATTATAAGTCTGGGTTTTCTCTTTTTATTTTGTTCTCTCTGATTTTCTTGTTCATGTCTTTGATTGACATAGCAGTAACTTTATCTGTATATCGCTCACGTTTAAAAATAGGATTATTCCTAGGCATTTCAGCTAACTCTTCTTCACCATTCATTACCTTATATATTTTTGTAATCATAAGTCTAGTGTTTCTAGTAACTTCATATTGAGGATAGTCTCCATTTCTTGACCAGCCTTTATACCATGCGTGAATATATCCTTCCTTCTTCATTCTTGTAAAACGACCAGGCTCCCATCCGAATATATTGGCGTATTTTTGAAAATCGCTATAAAAGAAAAGACCTTCGGAATAAAGAAAGAATAGCATATCTAAATCTTGCTGAGACACACCGTACTTCATAGTTGCCCATCGCATGACAATTTTATGATATTTTAGATAGTCGTATTTAGGCTCTCTGCGTATGTACGTCCTAATTAATTTTTTAACAACTTTTTTTGGTTTGCCCATTTTATTTTATTTATTTAATTCAAAATTACTATATTTGTGCTTAATATGCAAATCAGGATATTAAAAGCTCATAAGGGCATTGGCGACAGTATCGAGGCAGCTATTAAAGTTGCTAAAATTGATAAGGTTGTAAATGCAATTACAAATGCAGCTGGAATAGAAGACTGTGGATGTGGTAAACGAAAAGAGAATCTAAATAATCCTGACTTGTTGATAAATAAAATATTCTATGGGCAAGAGTGAATCGTCTAAGTATTATGCAGAGAATCCTGAAGCAGCGGCTAAAAAAAGGACATATCAGCGTGATTACAATAAAAAGCCAGGACAGTCGGAATATCGTTCTGAATTAAATACTGAAAGACGAAAAAGAGGTATTTACGGCAAGGGTGGTCCAGATATGTCGCACACAAAGAAAGGAACAATGGTCGCTGAGTCGCCATCAAAAAATAGAGCACGAAATGGTGCAAATGGAAAGAGTACTAAAAAATAAAAAGATATGAGCAATTTAAAATTACAAGCAGGAAGAGCACAAGCAGTAGTGCCAAGTGACACGACAGATATTTATTTTGTTGGTTCTCAACCTGAAAAGGTTATTCCTTGTGTTTTATACGTTGGAGTAGGGGGCAATCTGAGAGTAATGACAGCTGGTGGAGATGATGTCATTTTTTTAAATGTTCAAAATGGAGCATTTATACCCGTGAATGTAGTAAGGGTTTTTGCAACAAACACTAATGCCACTGGCATTGTAGCACTTTGGTAATATGTCATTACAGATATCTATAGCTAATACATTAGGAGGTAAGGGCTCAGGAGGAAATGTCGTGACTACTCCTCATATATCTGAATGGAGAACTACTGAACCTAATGAGACTGTTACATTGCCATATACAACAACTGGTACTTACACTGGTCTTATTGATTGGGGAGATGGTACACAGTCTATAAATAGTTACGAAAATAGAACTCATACTTATGCAACAGCAGGTTATTATGAAATAACTATTAATGGTAGCATTAGAGGCTTTAGATTCGACAATTCAGGAGATAGAACAAAAATATATACAATTTTTCAATGGGGGAGTCAATTTAATTTAGGTCAAGGAGCTAGTCAGTTTTTTGGTTGTACAAATCTAAATCTTTCAGTAGTTAATGATGTTTTACAAGTTAACGCTCCAGGATTGCCGTTAGACCAACAGACAAGAAATTTTACTAATATGTTTAGAAATTGCACATCTTTAACAACTATTAATAGAGTTGATGAATGGGATATGTCTAATGTAACAAATTTATTTTCTTGTTTTGCTTTCTGCCCTAATTTCAATGGAAACATTGGTGGATGGAATGTGAGTCAAGTTACCGTTATGCAATCAGTTTTTAATGGAGCTTCATCTTTTAATCAAAACTTAGAAAGCTGGGATGTTAGAAATGTAACAACTATGTTTGCAATGTTTCAAAATGCAAGTCTTTTTAATCAAAATATTAGCTCTTGGAATGTTAGAAATGTTATTAATATGAATCTAATGTTTAGAGGTGCCAGTTTATTTGATCAACCATTAGCAAACTGGGAAAGAACTACACCAGACATATCTAGCTTAAGCAATGTTACAAATATGACTCAAATGTTTAATTTTAATACAGTATTTAATCAACCTTTAAATAATTGGAATGTAGGAAGTGTAACTACATTTAGAGAGATGTTTTATGGAGCAACTCAATTTAACCAACCTCTTAATAGTTGGAATGTATTAACTGCAACTGATATGTTACAAATGTTTAGACAAGCAACTAATTTTAATCAAAATATTGGAAATTGGGATATTAGAAATGTGACTAACTTTACTAACTTTATGTCACAAAAAACACTTGCTAATTATTCAACTGCTAATTACGATGCTTTACTTATTGGTTGGGCATCAAGACCTGTACAACCAGGTATATTTATTAATTTTGGAACAATTAAAAGAACTGTTGCATCATTACCTGCATACACTATATTAACAGTTGGAAATGGTTGGTCAATACAAGACGGAGGAATATGAGATATTTTTTAGCACATAACGGAATAGATATTTTTCACTCAGGAAAACTTGAGGAAGAAATGGTAGTTGGAACAGGTCAACCATACTTAGAGTATTTTAATACTGTAGAAGAGCTTATTTTAAGACTGAAAGAGTACAAACAAGAAATACCTGAAGAAAATCAATTTTAAAAACTTACAATATGAAAACATTAATCATATCCACATTATTAATTCTATGTAGCTGTACAGCCCAACGTAGATTTGAGCGTTTGATTACAAAGCACCCAGAGTTATTAACCACTCAGTATATCGTTGTTCGTGACACTATTAGAGTCACTGTGCCTGAGGTTCATGTAGATACAATAGTTGACAGACAGAGATTAGTTGATACTATTTATTTAGAGAAAGAACAATTAAAGGTTAAGGTTTGGTTGAAAGGTGAAAAGGTTTACATACAAGGAAAGTGTGACACAGTGACTATCAATAGAATAATAACAAAAAAAGTTCCTGTAAAGATTTATGAAAAGACTCCTATATGGAAAAAAATAGTTAATTTTATCGTTGTGTTGATATTTATAGTAATAGTACTATATATCTTATACCGTTTAATACGAAAATATATACTCTGATGAAAAATGCTATCTCTCCTTTTTTGGTTTCTTTATTAAAAGTTATTATTGTTTTTTTTGCTCCAATTAAGGGGATAATAGTACTAGTTGCTCTATCGACTGTTTTAGATACTGGGTTTGGTTTTTGGAAAGCTAAACATCTTAAACAAAAAATAACATCAAAAATATGGAGACACGGATTTGTTCCTAAAGTTTTAAGTTATGTAACTGCAGTAATGTTAGCATATACAGCAGATTATTTTATCATAAATGAATTAATGAAATTAGTACTTAGTGTTGATTTTTTAAGTACAAAATTACTTGCATTAGTGTTAATATCCATCGAAGTAAAGAGCATGGATGAGTCATTTGTAAAAGTTAAAGGTTGGTCATTTTTGCAAAAAATTACTAGTTATATTTTAAAAGCAAAAAATATCAAAAAGCAAATCAGCGAATAATCAATTAACAAAAAACAGTATCTTTGTTAATTGAAAAAGCATACAAATAAAGCAAAAGCAAAGTAAATACGGCTGGTGTAAAAAATGATATTATGGCAAAACAGATGTTAAAAAGAAAAGATGGAAGTTCTTCTCAAAAGGGACTTTGGGATAGTATTCGTGC